ATCTTCATCATCATATTTGCAATCATTTTTATAACTATGTCTATCAGGATACTCAGTAAATTTAGTTTCTAAAAAATCACAATCATCAAGATTACATACTTCCATCTGAAGCTGCATTTGAACCCAGTATTCTTTTTTTGGTATTCCATTAATTTCACGAGTTAAGGGATTTTTAATTTCAAGCATTCTACCAAATCTATCAGAGTCTTTATTTACAATAATTCCATCGGGTGAAGCTCCTAAAAATTTATGTGTTGGATGTTGAATACAACCAAAATCTTCGACTTTTGTTTTATATAAATCTTCATAAATCATAACAGACAATGGTTCATATTTTTGTCCCCAATGCATAGCTGTATTTGTGTTAACCATTTTAACTTCTTCATCTTCAAATCCATTTTCATCAAATGTTTTAAGAGGTTGACATTTTTCATAAATTAATTGATTAATTGATGACTGAGTATCAAATGCCTTGTATGCATTACTCGCTGTAATTAAATTCCAACGAAACTGATACCATTCAGGAGTTCTTTGAATAGGTTGCGGAATTTCTCTCAATTTACAAATTTTATTCTCTATTTCATTCATTTCATTTTCATTATTTTCTTTAATAACATTGTTTTCATTAGACCTTTCAGTATGAAATGTAGTAATAAAAATATTAAACGCATCTTGGAGAAGCTCATTCATATCATCTTCATTATCATCACCATAATCAATATCATCAATATAGTCTTCCAATTGTACATAAAATATATCTTTAATATCTTCTAATATTATTTCGTTAAAATTTGGCTCTGATATAACGTGAGGATTATGTTCCATATATTCATCCATTAAATACAACGCGGTTTCAACTAATTCAACTGCGTGTTCTTCGGTAAATATAGACGGTTCATCTTCAAACACTAATGAATCTGTAATATCTTCAAGTTTTTCTAATTCAGAAAGTAACATAATATTATATATAATACTTTAAATGTTTTTAATATAATTATTTAATTTATATAATTCAATCTAATTTTCATCATCAGACTCAGAATCATCATCTTTATTATTTTGTTTAAATTCCTTATGTCTAATTGTTCCGTTAACCTTTTTTGGCGCTAATGATTTTAATGTAGAAACCCTTTTATCCATATTTTTTAATGTAAAATGTTTATTAGATTTTGTATATGTTAAAGCAGGTATTTCTTTAACAATACCTATTGTTTTATCATATACAACATCTTTTACTCTAGATAGTTTTTTTTTATCTAGACTTTCTTTTAAAAATGTAGTTAATAGTTTTGCTTCATCTTCATTAAGATTTTTTTCCTTACAATAAATATCAACAAAATCGATTAATTTTTTTGATTTAATTGTTTTTGTTAATTTACACCATGGTTCATTGCTATTATTAATTTTTTCAGCTTCTAAGAATTTTTCTAAATTAGATAAATCATTTGATGATTTAGTTTCATTTAAAGGGTTGCCATTTAATAGCATTGTTTTGTATTTAATATTCTTAAGTTCTTGACATTCGTCTAGTGTGTCATTATTTGTATTTTCTTCCATTTTCTATATATATTATATAGTTTTGAGTTTAACTCAGTTTCGCAAAATATATATTTATTGAACAATTTTTATATCGGTTTAAAATTTAAATATATAATATATATTATATCATTATGAATAAAGAATCAAAAGTAATTAATATAACTGGTACTAATAATAGATATCACATGCAAAAACTAATTAACGAAGATAAGCTAGAAAAAGAAATTAAAAAACGTATTCCATCAGAAAAATGGCATTTTGCTGAAGAAAAATTTGAATATGTAAAACAAATGCAAATGATAATAGATATTTCAAATAATAATTTAAATTCTATAGATGATGTTTCAAAAATAGCAATTCAAGAAATAAATAAAAAAATAAGCAGTTATAAACAACAGGATAAAATTAAAAAACTATTAAATGAAGTAAAATTTTTGAATATTGAATCAATAATTTATAAAATGATTGAATGTGAGTTAAAATGTAGATATTGTAAAAATGAAATGAACGTTTTATATGATATTTCTAGAGAGATGAAACAATGGTCTGTTGATAGAATAGATAATGATTTAGGGCATAATATTGATAATTTTCATTTAGCATGTTTGGAGTGCAATTTAAAAAGAAGAAGAAGAACAGATGAAAAATATTTATTTACAAAACAACTAAATATTGTAAAACAAAATTAATAAGTTTATTAATAATATATTTATTAAATATTATTAATATGGAGTGGAAATGGACAAAAGGTGAACCGTATGAAAGGTCAAGAAGATTAAAACATGTCCAAGAGTTGGAAAACAAACAATTTAGTAAAGAAATGGAATCTTCTGCATATACATCATCATTAAATCACGATGAAAATACATGGGAAATACTAAATCAAACAGCCGCAAATTCTGGTTTTAAAGTATCAAACAAAAGAGAAGAGTTGGATTCTAAAATAGCTGATAGAGATATGGTTCAACAAATAGGTTTTAATCCTTTTTTAGGCCAAACAAATTATGCAGATGATATTCTAGTTAGAGACCAATTTCTAAAACCAATAAATACTACACAAGGTTCAACAAGAGCAAGTCAAAATGAATTAAATTAAGCTAAAGCTTTTGAACACATTGTATAAAGTAAACGGTTAACAAAATAAGCAAGAAATACATTAAAAAGTAGTAAAAATCCACTAGTCATTATTCTTAAATTTAACATTTTATAATTTTTAAATAACCAATATACTTCACCAAATAGAGTAAAAACTAAAACACCAAAAAATATCATTGTTACAAATAAAAAATAAATACAAGATTCCTTTGTTAAAGGGCCAAAATATGTTGTCATAAAATCAGACATTTTATATAATATATATAGCTTTTAATTTAAAATAAGATAAATAAAATAAAATAAATATTTTATCTTATAAACAACTTAAATAAGTTTTAAACATTTTAACATAATGAGTGTAGCTACAAATTATACAACACAAAATGAATTATTACTAAATAATTTAATGGACTTTTATAAAAATGAAAAGCATTTAACTAGAATGTTGAGTATTATTACAGGAGAATCAAAAACATCTTTACGTATTGTAGACTGGTTTGCCACAAATTATGCTAAAAAAAATTATACTTTATATCCTATTTATGAAACAAATGGAAATATAATTAGATTTAAGGTTTATTTTGATTACAAATTAAAATTAAAAGCATATTCAAAGAAACGTTTTGACCCTTTTTGTAGATGGGAAAGAATAAGTATTCCATATAAAAATGGAACATCTATTGAAACAACTATTGGTCAGTTAAATTTTTTTAAATGGGCTATCGAGAATAAAGTTATTGATTTTATTGAAGAAAATTATGATAATATTGAAAAAGATATGAATACTCGTAATAGTACTTCTAAGAGAAAAGAGAGTATTACAGATAATTCTAAAACTAGAAAGAAGAGAGAAGAACTATCAATTTCTGCAACCAAGAGTATTAAAAAAGAGGAAGTTGAGATTGTAGTTCAATTTCATTAAAAATAATGATTTGAAAATCAATTAAATAAATTTTTAATTATTTATAGTTAAATATTTAAAAATTAAATTAAATGTTTATATATGGGAAATACTCAATCATCGTCAATTAAAATAAATTATGAAGATATACAATATATTATAAAAAATTCAGAAGTTCATATTTTAATTAATACACTAGGTGAGAATGAACAAGGTTGTTTAATAATTAATACCATTAATTTCAAAAATGAAGAAGAATTAATAAATAAATTAATAAAAGCTGGTAATAAGCAAATTAAAATAATTATTTATGGCCGCAATTGTAATGATGAAAAAATTTATTTAAAATATAATCAATTAAACTCTCTCGGTTTTTATAATGTATATATATATTCTGGTGGATTATTTGAATGGCTTATGTTACAAGATATATATGGTTCTGATGAATTTCCTACAACAAAAAAAGAATTGGATATTTTAAAATATAAATCATCAAAAGTTTTAAATGTTCCATTACTTGAATATTAAATTAAAAAGTATATATAGTATGGTATTATTTAAGATAAATGGAGAACGTAATTCTGGTACAAACTTTTTAGATAATATTTTATCTAAGAATGGATTTCCAGTCTATTCTCACAAAGCAGAAGGTAATATTATTTATCATTGGAAACACGGAATTCCTAGTAATGATTATAAAAATTTAAATGAAAAAGTTATTGACTTGTTTATATTTAGAAATCTAGATGATTGGTTGATATCTATGTATAAAAATAATTATCATTTAGAAAAATTTGAATTATTTAAAGATTTTTTAACAGAGAAACAAATACCATGTGAACAAATTAATGAACCAAATTTAGATTATAGAACAAATGATTGTGTAAATAAAGATGATAATAAAACAATATTTCAAATTAGAGAACATAAATTTAATAAAATAATGGAATATAAAAATAATAATAAAGATGTCATATTAGTTAATTTATCATTTATACAAGATGAAAAAAACTTATCAGAATTTTTAGATTTTTTGTGTGAAAAATATATTCCAAATTTAAAAAACAACAATTATATATTATCTCTTAATCATCGAAAAGATGGTTCAAATGTCAAAAATAGAACATATAATATAAACATTGATGAATATAGAGATATTATAATTTCGAATAAAAATGTGGAAATAGAAAATTTTATAAACAATTTAACATTTATTTGAAGTTGGTATCTAAAAATAAAAATAATTCTAATATATTTAGCACACAGAAATTTATTATGATACTTTCTTTTATATAGACACTATTTATAGTCTTTAATAGCAATATTTGAAAGTTCATCTGCACGTGTATTTAAATTTCGAAAAATATGTTGATAAAATATATTATCAAATTTAGTTTCAAGTATTTTTGCTTTCTTGTAAAGTTCCAACAAATTTTCTGAAGAACATTTATATTTTCCGGTCATATGATTAATAATAAGTTGACTATCTCCTTGTACTAATAAATTTTTAATATCGAGTTCTATTGCTTGTTGTAAACCTAATATTAAACCTGCGTATTCAGCTTGATTATTTGTTGCATTTTCACCTACAAAATAAGTGCCGGCCCAAATTTCATTATTATTGTTATAAATAACTGCTCCAGCACCACTTAATCCAGGATTACCTTTGCTACAACCATCAAAATTCATTCTAAAATTAAATTCTGGATAAATTTTAGCATGTTTAATTTCTTTCGTGTGCATTTTAATTTTTGGTAATATTGTACGTATCATTTTATTATTCATATTTATATATTTAAATTTTTTCATTTAATATTAAATAAATTTTAATTCATAATAAATATATTTAATGTAAAGTAATATAAAGAATGTTTAAATGGATTTTATTTTTTTCCTTACTTTCTACTATCATAACTGCCGATACAGAATGTCCTATTGTTAACAGTATTGGTGATAGACGAAAAGATAAGAGTAAATTACGCTTAGTTCAATATAATGTTGAATGGTTATTTATTGACTATTATAGTGGAATGGATTGTCCAGGTAATGGTTGCACTTGGAAAAATTTAACTGAAGCTCAAACACATATGGATTATGTTTCAAAAAGAATAAAAGATATAAATCCAGATATTATTAACTTTTGTGAAGTAGAAGGTTGTGATGAACTCAATATGTTAAAAGATAAATTAGATGGTTCATATGTACCTTACTTAAAAAAAGGCACTGACACAGGAACCGGACAAAATGTTGGAATGTTGACACGTATTGACCCATTAAAAAGTTTATATAGAACAGAACTAAAATATAATTATCCAATTGCTGGGTCAAAATGCGGTTATACTGGTTCTGTAAGCTCTAGTGGAGTTAGTAAACATTATATTACAGAATTTAATTTTAATGAAATGAATGTTGCTTTTATATCAGCACACTTAATTGCAATTCCAACTGATTCAGCAAGATGTGCTCAGAGAGAAGCGCAAGCTTCAGTATTGCAAACTGTTATTGCTGACTATGTGAACAAAGAATATGAAGTTATTATGATTGGAGATTTTAATGATTATGATTCTGAAATATTAGATATGAATAGCGATAAACCTACATCATCTGTATTAGATATTTTAAAAGGATTAAAAGGTGATTATGCTGGAAAATATCAATTATTTAATATTGCAGAAACAATTGTACAAAGCGAACGTTATAGCGACTGGTGGGACTCAGATAATAATTGTAATACTGCTTCAAAATATGATTATTCAATGATTGACCACATTTTAGTTACTGATTTAATAAGAAAAAATATTGTAAATACTTTTATCTATCACGAATATAATGAATACTGCGGAAAATATGATTCTGACCATTATCCTGTAGTTGTTGATTTAATGATTTAATATATCTTTTAAAGAATTAACATCTTTTTGGGCCTTTTTATGCAATTTTAATGATTCTTTTTTTGAATAATCAGTTTTAAATAAACGGTCGTGTCTCATTTTAAATACTCTATAATCAAATAAATTTAAAGCCTCTTCTAATGCTTTACTATATTCACAATTATCTCTATGCATTGTATAAATTATACATCTGTCAATATCATAAGCAGCCAATAAATCTGCTTCTCTAACAATATGATATGCTAATTGGTATTCTCCTAATTCAGGATATCCATTAACTTTTACTTTTGAATAAGACATTGTTCCTATAATTTTCCCCATTATTTCTAAATCAGATGGTGTCATAAATTCAGATAAATAATTCTGATATCTAGATATACCTTCTTTTTCATCCATATATTTTTTATCACACATATCATGTCCAATAGCTGCCATAAGAATTATTTCTCTCTGTTTTTCTAAATAAGGATTACTTTGAATTTCATTTTCATAAATTTTTTTTGCAAAACCGTAAACCTCCATACTGTGCTTCAATGCGTGAGATTCATCAATCTTATATGTGTCACTAGTTTCAATCACATATTTGAATCCACGGTTTATTAGATTTAATAAAGTTATAGCTGTTGTCATTATCCTCATTATTTAATAACTTTTATTTTATTTTAGTTTTTTAATTTCAATTTTTTTAAATATAATCACATATTTCTGTTTCAAACTTATCATTTACTAATGTAATGCGAAATGGTTTACCACAACCATATATTAAATTTTTTTTGAATAAATCATCACAATATTTTTTTGGGGCGTGCGGGTCTATTTGTTTTCCATTTTTAAGAGTACCGTGTCTAAATATTGCACAATTTATCCTTTCAATAATAATATATTCTTTACAATGTGGACATTCTAAAACTGGTTGGTCTTTTATTTCAATGCTTTTTTCTTCTTCTGACATAAATAATATATATAAAAACCTTTTATATTATTTATTTAGCGTCTTCTTCTAGAATGTCGTTTATGTTTTCTTGTTTTTCTTGTTTTTCTTCTTGTTTTTTTACCTCCACGTTTTTTACTAGAAGGTATTGATGATATTCCTTTAATCATAGGATATCTGTATTTTAAAGGTTTTGATGGAGCTTCTTTTTTTGTATTTGGTGGTAAATTTAATCCTTCCAATATTGCCTCATATAAAACTGGAATTTTTGATTCATCCAAGTAAGGTGAATATAATTCTATAAATTTATCTCTCATATTATTTTTTACCAAATTTCGCACAAATGAAGCTGATAATGCTCCAACAGGAACTTCTGAAATATTTAAAGAAGCTAATTCTTGAGGGTTTGATGAAATTTTCTTAAATTCACCCATATTTGGTCTTTCTAAAATAAGACCATCAACAGATTTAACATTGTCCCATTTAAAAAAGAAATCAGTAACACTATCAAGCATATTTGCTCTATCATCACCAATAACAAGAAATAAATTTAAATCAGGAATATCGCGTTTCTCTCCAGCTATTGAAAAAAGAGGAGTAAATGGTGTGGCTCTTGGTACTTCTGGAACACATATATTTTCAACTTCTATATCATTAATTTTTCTTTTCATATCATTATCACTTGTATTCGATATCATTTGTTCTTTAATAGCTTTTACCATAGTTTTAGCAACATCTTCTGTTGTACCTAATACATTTATTTTTTCTGAACATGGAATTGGATTTTCATTATTATCATTTGTTTTGGAGAGAATAACATACACTTTTTCAACATTTTTTTTAATACCTTCTTCAATTAAACGCTGAATTAAATATAAATGTCCTGGTGTTGGAGGATTCATTCTAGCTAAAGTAAAAATAATTGTATTTTCATTGTTATAATTTATACTCATAAATTATCATTATATTTATTTTTATTTTTTAATAAAATTCTTGATTTCATCAATCCAATTTTGTATTTGATTTTCATTGTCATAAATATTTATATTACCATCTAAAACCAATTGGTCATGACAAACACAATCACTTGAAGATTTATCTAACATATCATTATGATATTTACTACAATTATCTAAATATTCTAAGGGTATATTTCCCTCACCATCTCTTGAACGTTTTAAAATTCTATAATGACACTTTTCAGGAGAAGTTTTAACATAAACAATTTTATGTACTGGAAATTCATCAGAAAATGTATCAAACCAGTTTAAATAAATTTGATAATTAATACGTTCTATTTTATTATCATCATAAAGCATCTTTGCAAAAACCATTTTATCTGTATATAAACTTCTTTCTGTTATAATTATGAATTTTTTACCTTCAGAATTTTTAATATTTTTTAAAGTATCACGCATAACTTTTAGTCTTGAAACATAAGCCATCATCTGAAATGGAAATGAATATTTGTTTTGGTCAGCATAAAACTTTTCAAGAATTGTTACACCATTTTCATCAGTAATTTTTTCCCAATCATCAACAGGTTCCTTTAGAAATATAATACTTGCATCATCTTTATAATTATTACGTAAATTTTCTAATAGTGTTGACTTACCAGAGCCAATATTTCCCTCTATAGAAACGACAGTATAATTGTTAGACATTCTTATTATAATATATATTGTTCTTAATTTATTTATATTTATTTCATTTCAATTTTAAAAAAAATTGATTTAAAAAATTTACTTAAAGATATAAGTACATTATTGAATACTTACAACATGGATTTAAATCAAAGAAAGCTTAATAAATCAGAATGGAACTCTATTGAAGTCCCTGTTTCAAAATCAGAAATTGATATATTACAAATGATAATAAAAGGATATCACGATGTTAATATTAGAATTAATAATAATAATTCTATCTTTATGTTTTTAAAGATAGAATGTACAGAAAAAATGGAAGATTATATATATAATAAACATCTTCGTGAACAAGGTGATAAAATTGAAAAAGAATTAATTCTTATAAATAATGAATATAAAAATATGAAAATTGATGGAATTGTAAAATTAAATTCAGTAGATAGAATTCGTCTAGAAAGGTTTGATGAAAACAATCTTAAAAAAGTCGATATTTATGAGTTTATTTTACTATCCAATATTGAAAAAATTATTTATTATAATAAAAATATCACAGAAAATAAAAAATTATTTCACTTACATTATTATACATTATATAAACTTATTAGAAATAATATTATTAGGCTAAATCGTCATATTGTTGAACTAACAAATCGCGTTTTAAATATATTTCAAGACAAGATAAGTTTGATAACAATTATAGAAAACGGTTTTGAATTTATTGAGAAAAATGAAAGTCTATTAAAATATGGCGATTTGATGTTGTATGAGCATCAGAAAGATATGTTTACAGAAAGTAAAAAACCAAATCCTAAATTAATATTATATATGGCACCAACAGGTACAGGTAAAACTCTTACTCCGATTGCTTTATCAGAACAAAAAAAAATTATATTTGTTTGTGCAGCAAGACACGTTGGATTAGCATTAGCAAGAGCAGCTATTTCAGTTAATAAAAAGATTGCTTTTGCTTTTGGTTGTGCTAGTGCAGATGATATTAGATTACATTATTTTGCAGCAAAAGAATTTACAAGAAATAAACGCACAGGTGGTATTGGAAAAGTTGATAATAGTGTTGGTGATAATGTTGAAATTATTATTTGTGATATTAAATCATATTTGCCTGCTATGTATTATATGCTTGCTTTCTTTAAAGCAGAGGATATTATTATGTATTGGGATGAACCCACAATTACAATGGACTATAATGAACACGAATTTCATTCAACAATTAGAAAAAATTGGAAAAAAAATGTTATTCCTAACATTGTATTATCATCAGCTACATTACCAAAATTAAATGAGCTCACAGAGACTATACCAGACTTCTTAAGTAAATTTCAAGGAGCAGAAATTTGTAATATAGTTAGTCACGATTGTAAAAAATCAATTCCTATAATTAATAAAGATGGTTATGTAGTATTACCACATTATTTAGATAATAATTATGATAAAATTTTAAAAATTGCAAAACACGCAAATGATTATTTGACACTACTTAGATATTTTGATTTAAAGGAAGTTGTTGAATTTATTAGTTATGTCAATAGTAATAATTTTGGAACATCTAAAACACAAGTAGAGAGACATTTTGAAACCTTAGATGATATTAATATGAAAAACATCAAAATGTATTATGTTCACCTTTTACAAAATATAGTTAAAGAAAAATGGGAAGAAATTTATAATCATTTTATGTTGATAAGAAGACCAAGAGTTTTAGAAAATCAAAATATTGATATTAAAGGAAATAAAATTATAAAGGCAAGAAGTATCGGACCTGGAGCAAATGTTATGCCAATAAAATCTGAATTGTCAGGAAAATCTCTTACAAGATTAGCAAGTGAGCAAATAGTAAAAAATACTCATGAACAACCAAAAACAAACGGAACATCAGGTGTTTATTTTACTACAAAAGATTCTTATACATTAACAGATGGTCCAACAATATTTATTTCGAATGATATTGAAAAAATTGCTAAATTTTGCATTCAACAAGCGAATATTCCATCTATTGTTATGGATGATTTAATGAAGAAAATTGAATTTAATAATATTATCAATGAAAAATTATTTATGTTGGAATCTGAAATGGACATAATTAAAGAAGCTGTTGAAAACAAGGTAAAAAATGAAGTATCTGGATTTAATGGTAAAAATAAAATAACAGGCAGAAACAAATCTAATAAAGATGCTAAGAAACTTAATAGAGATATTCCTGAAGAGTATCAAAATAAAGGAGCAATTTCAAAATTAACTCAAGAAGTAACTTCACTTAGAACAATGATTAAATCAGCAATGTTAAATGATGGATTTATTCCAAATAGAAAAATGCATTTAGATAAATGGGCTGAAGGAATGGATACAAAAGGTGCTTTTACTAGTAGTGTAGATGAACAAATAGTTTCAGATATAATGGCTCTTAAAGGTGTTGATAATTTATGGAAAGTTTTATTAATGATGGGAATTGGTGTTTTCATTAATCATGAAAATATAACTTATACAGAAATTATGAAAAAACTTGCGGATGAACAAAGATTATATATGATTATAGCATCAAGCGATTATATTTATGGAACAAATTATCAATTTTGTCATGGATTCCTTAGTAAAGATTTAAGCTTAACACAAGAAAAAGTTATACAAGCTATGGGACGTATTGGAAGAAATAATATTCAACAAAATTATACTGTAAGGTTTCGTGATGATGAGCAAATCTATAAACTCTTTACATCTGATACTGAAAAACCAGAGATTATAAATATGAATAGATTATTCAATACACATAAAGTAATATGGCAAGATAATCAGTATATCGAAGTTCCTGATGACTTAGAAGATGATGCAGGAGTTGAAGCACAAGATGAAGATGATTATGACCCTTATGATAGTGAAGAAAATATAAATATTGCAGTAGATGAAGATTAATAAATTTGTGAATTAGAATAAAAAATAAAAATATTATAAATTTTTTTATTTTTTATAGTATTAAACATTGGCTTCTGGAACTCTTCTAATATAAAATGCTATATTTTTATGTCTGTTACCATAAATTTGTCTTACAGTTGTATCCAACGGTTCTAAAGCAGGTGCTAATTCTGCATCTCTTCCATTAATATTATCTGGATTACCTGCCTCTACAATTTCAATATCTTCATTAAGATTAATATTGAAATCAATTATAGCTCTATTTTTAATATCTTCAATAAAATTTTTAATTGATAAATCAGGATTTACTGTATAAAATTTAGTTTGACAAGTATATACCATCTTGAAATAAAACTCGTAATAGTCAGTCTGGCTCATTTTGCTTATATAGTATGCACTTAATTATTTAAGTATTTGTCATTTCAATTTTTTTTATTCATATGATAATTAATTTATCAAATGAATTAATTTTTAAAATATATAAAAAAATATGAGACCATAAATGGTAACAACATATTTAATTGGAGTATGCAAGACCTCCCATACCACTCATAATACGTAAGACGTTGTAGTTAGTGGCATAGACACGAACCTTGGCAGTCTTGGTACCTTCAACAGTGGCGTTGGAAAGAACAAGTTGAAGAGTAGCATTATCAATTCTGGAGAAGTTACAGGTTCCGGAAGGTTGGTGTTCCTCAGGGCGAAGAGCGAATGAGTAAACGTTAATACCTTCATCAGGGTTTCTGGTGTGGGCTTGGTAAGGTTG